GACAAAGCGATCAGTGCCGCTGCGCAGTTCGCGCTCCAGTTCGGCAGGCAGGTTAGCACGCGGATAGGCGACCTTGATATTGCTTACGCGGATTGAGCGTTCGCGAAATATGGTATCCAGTTTGTCGTCAGGGCCAACGTCTAAAGCTAGTTGTGGTAGTGGGACAGCCGTAAACACCACTGGATTTAGTGCGTCACCCTCATCAACGCGCATGCAGGCAGTGCCAAGGGCAATGTCGAGAAGCGTTTCGTTTGCTTCCTGCGCAAAGTTAGAGTTCTGAATGATTTCGAATACGTAAGCGGTTACGTCCTCAAGCGCCTTGTTCACATCGGCGCGCTGATCCTGCGGCACTTCGGAGCCAGCAACCAGTTCAGCCCAACGTGCATAGTTAGGGATGAGCCCAGCCTGCAAGCGAGAGGCAAACTCTTGCACGCCAACAACCGCAGTCTCGTCAAAGATCTTGTCAGTGCGGCTTTGACCAGGTGCTTGCGCAAAGAAACTCTCACGCGAAGGCAGGGAGTATTCGTAGCACTCTTCATATTCAGAGAGCCAAGGATCTCGTAGGCGCTTTGCACGTTCGTAGCGCGCCATAAGGCGACCAGCCCGATCTTCATTCGGATTGAGGACAATGGGGGCTGAGTTAATAATAGGCATAGATTAGCCGCCAAGCATCGAGCGAAGAAATCCTTCTCCACCCTTACGGCCAGAGATGAGTGAGCGGACGCCATAGCCGCCGGTGGCGCGATTGACGCCCTCTTCTACGCGGCGCTTCTTTTCCTCGGTCACTTTTCGCTTTGCTTCCTCAGCGGCTGCCTCACGCATAGCTTTAGCTTCGGCCTCTGCAGCCAAATCTTCCGCCGTTGGTTTCGGCAATTTAGGTTGTTTGAAGCACATAAGCGGTAAGCTCCTTACCTTGGGCTCCATGCTTCCTGCAAGCACGCAGTAGCAATGGACTAAAGATTACGTTCACGCATGCGCGGCTGCCTGCGGAAGATATCAAACATCGCCCTGGCATTTACGGGACGAGTATCACTACGGCCAACGGTTAGCGCGCGAGCCTCGCCGCCACCGCACAAAGCATATTGTAGCGCATCATGCACGTGAGAGAACATATTCTTATCGGGCTTGTCCTCATATCGAGCACCACCAGACACTTGCAGCCTTCGATATTGGTAGCCACCACGGAAACCCTTAATCAAATGCGTGCAGCGTTGATCGATCAAGAAGCCAGGTTGACCATCGACCAGGCGATTGAGCGGCGTTGCCACGGCTTCGATGCGTAAGGCTGGATCATTGGTTGGTGCAGTATAGGCTTTAAGGCCAGCTTGGCGAAGGATCTGGAATGGCGTGCGCTCGTCGGTCTGTGCGCGATAGTCACCAGCAGGATCGCCATAGATAACAAACTGTGCACCAGGAAACTTCTGAGCCATCTCGGTGCGTAGCACTTCGGCAAAGCGAATAATCCCCATATCCTGGGCAACCAGTTCATGCAGCACCATCCAGCGACCGCGCACATGCTGAACGAAAGCGGCGGCAGGGGTCAGACCAAAGTCAAGGCCAACAAGAATGGGAACTCCCGGCGTTGCAAGTATCGGTTCGCGTGCAACGTGCACGGTCTCATCGAACATCTGATAGATCGGCTTGCCATCATTCAGGCTGCCCAGTTTGTTCAGGACATAAACATCGATCCAGCTTTTCGTCTTGCCGGTGATAATGTCGGGGTAATAGTTAGGCGTCAGGTTCTTAAGGTTCTCGGCCTTACTGTTCAACTGATAGCCAGTGACATTGCCTTCCGCATCAGCATTGGCAACCATGCCGCCAGGCTGGGTAAAGAACTTCCAGGTCTCGGGCTTAATAAGCATCAAGGCTTCTTCGCGACCAATATGATCGGGGATCGGAGCCTCGCCAGCCATGATCGGCCACCAATGATCTTCGTCAGGCGCGTTGGTGTCAGCAATAACGCCATACCAGGACGGACCACCATCCTTCATTGAGGGGAAGCGGCCCACGCGCATTGTACACGCATCGACAATCTGCTTCGGGATCTCGCGCGCTTCATTGATCCACACGCCGGTTAGTTCGAGCGAGAGCAGCTTCTTAACGTCTTCGGGACGATCAAGCGCCAGGAAGATAACCTCAAGGTCGAGGTCGCCCTTCTTGATATGGTGAGTGTATGGCGGCGGGTGCATCGTAATTTTGCCCCACACATTCTGCGGAAACCAGTCTTCCCATGTCTTCATGGTGGTCGTGCGCAGCTGCGGATTGGTGTTACGAACAACGGCCCACCGGCTTTTGCGGATACCATTTGGCCCTGGTTTCTGGGCTAGTGCACGCCTGAATATCTCAATCGCACAGCAAGCAGACTTGCCCGAACCTACCGGCCCACGCAATCCACGGAAGAAATGGTCATCGAGCATAAACTGGCGAAGCGTTTCGCCACCAGGCTTATATTTTAAGCTCAAGCAACCATGCCTCGGTCAACGGCTTTGCGGACGATATTGCCTGCCACCTCTGGACCCCAGGCATCTATCAGCTTGTCGCACTCATGGTTGGTCAGCATGTGTGCGGGATAGTGACCGAGATGCACTTTGCGCACAATTGAGCGCAAGCGACGACGATCAGTTAGGGACAGTTCGTTGGTAAATGCCATGAGTTAGCACCATGTTCTATACTGCGGCTGGCTAGGATCAATTGCAAAAGGATCGATTGCCTTGACCTGCTCCTCGTTGAGTAGGCCCAAGATCCGCAGGTTGGTATAATATTCTGGGTAGGTCACATCGCCCATCGTGATTGGCCCAATGCGGTCGATCAGCACCTCGTAGGACGCAGGCACGATAGTGGTGACAGCTTCCTTGCCTTCGCCTTCGGTGACTTCCACGCACAGACCTGTTGCCAGCATGAGCTTATCAAACTCGGCCTTGTCAGCGTTCTTCAAGCAATAGTCGATCATGTCGTTACCTGTTGGAGTTGGAAGTCCGCAGCACGGACGGGGACGTAGCGGATGGAGCGGATGTGGCCGTTGAGGTAGTTGGATGCCGTGTTGAACCTGCCGATTTGCAAGGCGTTCGCCGTGTTGAGCAGTGCATCAGTGTTGGCTGTTACGGCCCCACCATTTAGAACAACACCGTAATTTGCTGTTCTGTACGCACCGGCTGCCTTGAATGGGGTGTTAAGCGTCACTGTGCCAGCAGCATTAAAAGCTGTGGTCCCGTTGTACATCTGAAGAGTAGGACCGGAAGTCACGGACAAATCAACTACGCGCGATGCAGTTCCGGCAGATGCTTCTAGAACGCGGCTTCCCGCAACCGGTGCAACTGCGGTACTGGCCTCAACAATAAAAGCACCTTCTGGCTGGTTATACCACTGCGAGAACAGGCTCCCCGTGATCGTGGCATTATCTGCCGAGCGTGTGACCGTGCTGGCGATGGTGGGGATATAGGATGTGGCGAAGGTGCCAGCTTCGAGTTGAGCGCCCCAGATGAAGGTATCGACAAACGGGCCAGCGTTGCGATCCTGCACGGCATAGAGCGTTGACGTTGCAGGCGCGGTAAAGGTCACGCTGTAGCGGGTCAGCGTTGTGGTCGCGGTAAACGAGCCAAGCGGGTTACCGAGAGCATCGTACAAACTATACACGCGAGTTCCGCTGGCAACCCTGCACCAGATCGAGAAGGTGTAGACAGTGCCGGACGTAAGGCTTCCTTGCTGCAACCGACCAAACTGTGCGCTGAACTGCAAGAGCGTCAGCGTGTTCGTGCCATCGGGCGCGGTGCCTTGGTTTGCGGTGACCGTGCAGCTTGATTTAGTCCATGCGGCGTTGGCAAAGTCCGCCGAATAGGTAAGGCTATTCGTCCTAGCCTCTTCCACCAGAAGCCCACGCGGTGCCAACGTCACGGGGTCGTAATCGAAGCGGGGGCCGTAATAGGCAGTGCTGCTCGGTGCCGCACCGGGGGTCGGCACATACGGATCGAGGCTGGCGCTGTCGGATAGCTGCGCGCCGTAGATGTACACGCCGCTGTTGCCGTCGCCTGTGTAGGTGATGTTATCGCTAGAAACGAGATTAAGCGCAAGCCGACCGTTAACTGAAGCTGCAGCTACAGTAATAAAGCACCGATACCAACCATCAGCCAACTGATTTATAGCCGCAGTAACGCCGCTTGAAAGATTTGACGTTGCGCCTGCGCCAGTAAGAGTGAACGTAGCGCCAGACACATTGTTATCAGTCAACCTTATCTGAGTGCGGCCCGCAGCCTTTGCATAAACAGCATAGCCGTACGGAGTGTTAGTAATAGTGGGGAGAGCAATATTTACGCGGACGATGTGCTGCGCGTTGGTCGTGTCCTCCATGAATTTCTGTGCGTTAAACAGACCGTTCACAGGGTTCGCTTGCGCACCAGTCACGATGCTAGCAGCTACCTTCGTCCAAGCCGCATTGTCGAAGGCTTCCGAGAAGCCCAGTAGGTTCTTCACGGTGGTCGGGTTGTAGGTCGTGGCTGTGGAGCCGATCTCCAGCTGTGCGCCCCAGAGGAAGATGCCTGAGACACCGTCGCCAGTGTAGACATAGTTGGTTGCGGTATCCCCCAACTGCGCCCGAAAGCCGTTGCTTGCAGCCGTGGCAGTTACCGTGATCGCGCAGCGATACCAGCCATTACCTGCGTTGGTGACGGACGCAGCAGCCAGCGGGATGCCAGATGGCGTTGTGATCGCCCCATTCGACAAATTAAAGACCGCGCCAGAGTTGCTCTGGTCGTGATAAAGCAGAACAAACGTCCGTCCTGCGGCCTTGGCGTAAACTGAAAACGTATGAATGGTCGCTGTGGTCGTAGCTGACTGAATAATAAAATGGCTGGAGTTCGACGTATTCTCTACGAACTTATCCGCTGTCAGAGTGCCATCAGGCGCGGCGGTCGTATTTGCCGCTACAGTGCCATTGTTCTTCGTCCACGCAGCGTTATCAAACTGCTCACTGAACGTCAGCAGATTACTCGGTGCCCACTGGATCAGGCCATTCGACCCCACTACCGTGGCATTGCTGCCACGGCTGAAGGTTATTAAATCGTTGAAGGCTGTAGTAGCCATATCAATATCCCACAGTGTAAGTGGTGGATAGGAAGTCCAGAGTCAGCGGTGCAGCCAGTGATGGCGCGGTCAGCGTCTGGAGCGAAGTGTTGGGTAGGCGCGTGTTGTAGTAGGCGAGGGCGCGGATGTGGCCGTTAACAGCCCAACGCGCCCCAAACGAAAGCTGCGTGGGTGTCGGCAAAGTTCCAGATGTGTCTGGAGTACCGAGTATGCCGTTCATCGCAGGCGCAAAATCATTAACAGCGTACGCATATGCAGCGGTCGCTGGCGTGTTTGCGGCAATCACACCGATACTAATGTCGGACTGATTTGCTCCCCCGACAACTGTGTTTGCGCCGTATCTATTCTGATACTGATAAATGCGGTGCAGGTTATTTAGCGTCCCGTCGTCTGCGGTAAACACAGCCCTAATAGTCGCGCTATCCGCCGCATTCGAGTACAGCGTGTCCATCCCAACCACAAAAGTCCCAGCCGCTTGGTTATACCAAGTCGAGAAGTTCGTCCCCGTCATGGTCGCAACGTCAGCCGAGCGGCTAACCGTAGAGGCAACCGTGGGGATGTAGCTGGTGGCAAATGCGCCTGCTTCGAGATCAGCACCCCAGATGTAAATGCCAGATGTGCCATTGCCCGCAACTGCACGACCGCCATCAGATGGAGCAGGACCGATAACAAAGTTATTACGGCCTACAACCCCAGTGAACGTAATCGCGCAGCGATACCAGCCATTCCCCACCGCCGTTATAGTCGGTGTTGTCAATGTTGCTGTTGACCCGATAGTGCCTGTGCTTAGGTTGAAGTAGGCGCTGCGATCAGAAACGCCGTCAAAATACAACAAGAGCAAAAAGTTGTAGCTTTGCGCTTTTGCGTACACAGAGAGCGTGTATGAGACCGCCGCAGCCGTAACCACTTGGGCTATATCATGGTTAGCGACAGTTGCGCTCGGCACAGCCAACGCTGCGTTGTTGGTTCCAGCAGGCGATATTGTGGCGTTAGGGGTAATAGTTGTCGCACTTTTCGTCCAAGCAGCGTTATCGAACTGCTCCGAATACGTCAGCAAGTTCGTCCGCGCTTCCTCGATCAGCAGGCCGCGAGGTGCCAGCGTGACAGGATCATAGTCAAAGCGGGGGCCGTAATAGGCCGAGGCTGTGGTGGCATTGTACGTGCCAG